GCCGGGTGTGCATCATCCGTGGGTCGATGGTCAGTTCATCTTCCCGCCCGATCACCCACTCGCTGCCTACGAACGGCTGGCGAGGGATCAACACGACCAGGAAGCGCTCGATAAGCTGAAGGAGCTAACTGAATGATCGTCCGCTACCCGACAATGTCCGACCTGTGGCGCAAGACAGTCTGGAGGATGTGGCGTGGGACACTCGACAACGGACGAATCAGCGTGGTGGGTTCGGCTGACACTATCTCATACGACAACCTACTACTTGCAGATTCGATGGACTTCGACATTGATCTTGGCCGTGATCTGTGGCTCAATCGACAGCGATGGACACGCCTCGTCCGACAGTATCTCGATCTCTCTGACACACGAGCCTTCATTGACCGGGCAGCGGATATTGCTGTTGGCGAAGGGGCGAAAGGCGTGGTTACACAGATGCCTTGTGCGGCAGTCACGAGAGAGGCCAAGAAGCATCGGTGGGGTAACTGTATGCTCGGCTTCACTTATCGAGGTAATCGGCGATACGCTGGAGAGACTGGGGGACCTACTATCTCCATGCACAGTCGAGTATCCTACGTCGCTTATATCGGAGGTCTTGACCTGGCACTTGCGTCAGTACTTGCCCGAGAGATTGGGGAGCGAGTTGACGTTCCTCTCGATGCCTTTCAGTTTCGGTGGTACATCGATAGCCTCCAGTTCCATGGCTTCAAGTCCCTCCCCTTCCTCTACAAGCAGGAGTTCATTCACGACCTAGAGAACGAGCGCCTGCGCCTCAAGTACCCAACCATGAAGCTCGTCGGCAAATGGTGGGACAAGATCGTCACCGACACGGAGAACGGTAAGCCACTGATTGAGGAGAAGTACGGTCCGCTCCGTAGGGTGCGTCGGCGCTACATCGAGTACATCAACGAGGACTACCTGCCATCCGTCACGCTCGACCAGCTGACCCTGGGGCCCCTCTACTAGCCTGGACATTCGTTCGACCTCGAACGTTTGGGTTTGATATGATGTGTGTGCGCATTCGTTCGATTGCGTATGAACCCTGACAATGGAGGTTACGATGGATGCCCACGAAATCAGGATGAGGATCAAGGCCCTGATCGAGGAGGCCCGTGATGAGTTTCCAGAGTTCGACTTCGTCGGCGAGATTGATGAGACCGACGTGTTGATCGAGGCGCTCATCCATCCTGAAAGGTTCGAGGTAATGATTCGGACCAAGGAGTAAGGGCAAAAAAAGGGGGCTTCCATTGCAGAAGGCTAAAGGAGATGTCATGCAGAAGGTCAGTATCCCGCAACAGGCGGTGCTCGACGTGCTCGATGAGCAAATCAAGAAGAAGGAGAAGATGCTCGCGAAGGTGCAGCCGCACATCGACGAGCTCAACCGCCTCAAGCGCACGCGCGCTACGCTATTGAACGAGCGTGGCACGACAGGTTCCATCGGCAGCGGCACTCGACTCACCATGGAGGAGGTCATCGTTGCCATGCGTGAGGCTGGCGGCTCAGCAACACCTACGGCGATTGCCGAGAGGCTGTCCGTAGACGTGAACACTGTGCGGTCGCATCTCAACCGTCACAAGGACTCGCGCTACACGAAGGACGGCGACGAGTGGACACTGATCGGGGAGGACAATGGTAACTAGGAAGCGGAAGGAGAAGGACCCACGTGACCCGCCCGTCAAGGCGAACGGCAAGTGTTTCACCTGCGGCAATACGCGACCAGCACTCGCCGTCGCCGTCAAGGATCCATTCTGTTCGGCGAACTGCTGTCGGACATACTACGACTACCACTACGGATATGGAGCAAAGCACAATGCACCTAAGAGTTGAGCTAGTCACGTTCGATCCCAACGACCCCGAGACGTACCCGTCAGTGTGTGTAGACCCAGCCGAGGTGCGATCTCGGTTCGGGTTTACCGGAGGCGAGGTGTTGGTGTTCAATGCCCATGGGTCATACCTAGGGCGACTGACAGACTCGGTAGTACCGCTCATGAAGGCACTGGAGGGTCGATGATGGATTTCCCTCGCCTGAGTAATGCCATCGAAGGCTCGATCAATAACCTCCTAGCGTACGGAAAGGAGGTGAACACAGGCCACTGGCAGGGCTATAACACTGAGGGTAAGCCCGATCTGACCACAGATGAGGTGGTGAATCTATCGTGGTCTGCACCTATCCCCGCGACTCAGGCAGACCTGCTCGATGAGTGCGATCCCAGCATGCCGTGGGCGGACCTCGAGTTCAAGGAGCGTGTCGGTAGGGTACCGCGTAACCCGCATCAGAGCCTGCAGTATTGGCCCTGGTGGCATGAGCAGACTGAGTCTACGATGTACGATGGTATGTTCAGCCACACATACAGCGAGCGCTTCTGGCCTCGTGACTCGGTGCCTAAGTTCCGCACCATGATGGGGGTCAGATATCACTACGGGGACCTCGACGATGTTATCTCCCTGCTGCATCTACACCCACTCACGAGGCAGGCGACGTTCCCCATCTTCTTCCCCGAAGATACGGGTGCAGTCCACGGCGGACGCATTCCCTGCACGCTGCACTACCACTTCCTCAATCGGGAGAATCTCCTCCATCTGTGGTATCCAATCCGTAGCTGCGATGCTGTGCGACACTTCCGCGACGACGTCTACATGGCTGGGCGGTTGTGTCAGTGGGTGCTGGACGAGCTACGTTTCAAGGACGATGTGTGGGAGGACGTGAAGCCCGGCAATCTCTACTTCACTGCGTACTCGTTCCACGTTCACCGAGGCGACAAGCACCAGTTGAGGTCGAGATGATTACTAAGAAGGACAGAGTCTTCATGCTGATCGCCGGCGACCTCGCTCAGCTCGGTACGTGTGATCGTAAGAAGGTCGGGGCTGTCATCACTCACGATGGTCGATGTGTCACCTGGGGCTACAATGGTGCGCCACCAGGCATGCCCCACTGCGAAGAGAACAACCACGGCTGGGCACCTAAGTTCAAGCACAACGAACCAGAGATGGGTTGCCGCAATGCGACGCACGCAGAAGCGAATGCACTGGCGTTTGCAGCGCGTCAGGGGATCTCTACAGACGGGGGAACGCTGTACGTTACACTCACACCTTGCGTCGATTGTGCTCGATTGCTGATCGCTGCAGGCATCCAAGCTGTGTACTATCTCGAGGGGTATCGTGACCCGTCGGGCCGGGAACTACTAGAAGCTGCGGGGGTGAGATGTCATCATACCACAGTGAGCTAGACTACCTCGCTGACCACGACTGCACGGACTGTGCGCTACATGAGGGTACGGAGCGGGTCTGTGTCATGGGCAGTGGTCCTAAGGACAGCAAGATCATGATAATCGGGGAGGCACCAGGTGCAAACGAGGCTCGTACAGGCAGGGTCTTTTCAGGGGCAGCCGGTCAACTGTTGGACCTCGCGCTCAAAGATGCTGGACTGGAGAGAGACCAGGTTTATGTCACTAACGTGGTCAAGTGTCGCCCCGACGACAACCGTAGACCTAGCCGAATCGAGTGGGAGGCTTGCCGTCAGTATCTGGAGAGAGAGGCAGCCGCACTGGTTCCATCTCATGTTCTCCTCCTCGGAAACACCGCCCTTCAAGTCGTTGCTCGAAAGTCGGGAATCACTACTAAGCGTGGTGTTAGGCTGGATATCCGTGATGCCGCTTGGTCCTCGGCAGAAGTCATGGCAACTATACATCCAGCATATGTTCTACGTAACCCCGGACAAGGTACAGTTTTTTCCGAAGATATTCGACGCTTTGCCCGCATGGTGTCGGGACAGTTCCGAGCAGTTTCTGTCAGACCTAAGATGGTACGAACACTAAAGGGGCTTGAGCAGGTCAAGAACATGCTCATGGACGCCCCGGAGGGCACGGTGATAAGCTATGACGTTGAAAACCGTGGAAGGCCGTGGGAATCTGAGTGGGACATCGTCTGTCTGGGCGTTTCATTGGACGGTGAGAACACTTACGTCATCCCCCTATCTCACCCTGAGAGTCCGTTTCGACGCAAGTGGAAAGACGTACTACGCTATCTTGCCCCTGGGCTTCGAAGACACGGACACAAACTCGTGGCGCAAAATGGTAAGCATGACAATGCCCAACTTGCCGGAGCCGGAGTTTACCTGCGCCATCAGTTTGATATCATGCTTGCTGCTCACCTTCTTGATGAGAACAGGCCTAAGAACCTCGGCTTCTTATCTCAGAATGTCATCGGCGCTGATGAGTACAAGGGTATGGTGGAGCTCAAGCCAGAGAAGATTATGGGCGAACCTCTCAGGAAGATCTGCCAGTACAACGGGTTTGACGTGGGCTACACTCACCAGATCTACCAACGAGTACGTACTGAGCTACTACAGCAACCAAGACTGACTCGCCTGTTCATCAAGCTAATGATGCCCGCATCCCACGTCATTCAAGAGGTAGAGACTGTGGGCATGTATGTGAATCAGGATCTGATGTGGGATAGGGTATCTATCCTACAGGGTGAGATAGGCAAGCGGAAGGAGATTCTCTATGACCATCTTCCGAAGAAGTGGGAGAAGAAGCTCGGCATCACACCAGGCCGACGGAGCGAAGGGTTCAACTTCAACTCCACTCAGCAGGTCGGTAAGTGGCTCTTTTCTGCAAAGGGGCTCGGGCTATCCCCTATCGAGACGACAGCGACAGGGGCGCCTTCAACGCGCGAGGCTGTACTTCTACATTATCACTCACACCCGGCAGTCAAGGCACTACTAGAGTATCGAACATTGGAGCTGAAGTGGCTGAGGACTTACTTGCTACCGTGGTCTACGAAGTTGGATTCGCGCTCGCGCCTCCACACAACGTACAAGCTGTACGGGACAGTAACTGGGAGATTGTCTGGCGACCTGCAACAGGTACCGAGAGATACATTCATACGTGGTGTCATAGGTGCTCCTCCGGGGTGGGTTTTCGTCCAAGCGGACTACTCGCAAATCGAGTTGCGCATCGCTGCCCACTGCGCTCAGGAGAGAAAGATGAGGCGCTCATTCCTAGCGGGCGAGGATCTGCACATGGTGATGGCTATGAACTTGACTGGGAAACCTGGATCTTTGGTGACGAAGGAGGAGAGAAAGCTAGCGAAGTCGGTGAACTTCGGATTCCTCTATGGGATGTATCCCCGTAAGTTCCAACAGTACGCATTTGAGAACTACGATCTGGAGGTGTCCCTCGCTGAGGCAGAAGAGGCAAGACACGCTTACTTCGACACTTTCCCTGATCTGGTGGCTTGGCATGATAGACAACGCCGCGTTGCTCATAACTACCATCGTGTTGTATCGCCACTTGGTCGGATCCGCCATCTACCTGATATTCTCTCTCAGGACAATGGAGTTAGAATGGAGGCTGAGCGTCAAGCTATCAACTCGCCTGTCCAGGGCACAGCGAATGATCTGATGCTCTTCTCCATGATAAAGCTGCACGAGATCCTTGACCCACAGGAAGCGTTCATGGTTGGCACCCTACACGACGCTATCTTCTTTCAGATACGTGAGGATAGAGCTGCGTACTACGCGCCGATCATCAAGGAAGTCATGGAGAACCTGCCGCTGAAGAAGGTGTTCGGCTTCGACCCCGTCGTACCCATCGTAGCTGACATTGACTACGGCCAGCAATGGCAGGGCACGCCGGACGCATCGGGACTAGGGATGGACAAACTGATTGAGTCATAGGGAGTTGTGATATGATATGACAGTGACAACGACACCCAAAGAAGGACTCATGACTCCTAGGGAAGTTTCAAAGTTTCTGCGAGTCAAGCCCCGCACAGTAGCTAAGTGGTGTCGTGAAGGGCGGCTGCGTGCTATCAAGGTGGGTCATGTGTGGCGCATCCGCACATTCGATGGGAAGCCGATCATCGAGGTGAGGGAGGAACAATGACGAACTGGTGGGAGCAGCCGTACAAGGGTGGGCCGATGGTGAAGGTCAAGGGATTCCCACGCCCACTCTATCCGCCGGACTCAGCACCAGGCAAGACACCATCTGTGGACGGACCAGATGTCGTAGCGTACAAGCGAACTGTATGGCGTGCAGGTCGTTGGCTAGGACCAGCATCGAACTTCGACGAAGCCTTCAGCAACGCCTTCTCACACGGCCGCAGCGGTAACGTTAGTGAGACGGGCGTCGCCGGCGTACAACGTCAGCAGAACATCGAACCCACCGGCTTCGTAGGTAAGAACACGTTCAACACGCTGCGCTCGATCAGGGTGCCGACAGGCCCACACGAGGGCGAGATGGCGATGGACGCAACTGCCGCGAAGCTCATCGATGAGGCGTGGGAGATGTTCAACGGCAAGGAGCTGTCGAAGATCAATCTCGGGCCCATCGAAGAAGGCGGACCCAGCGTGAGGGAATACGATCTGACACACGAAACCAGCGGCTTGTCGTACTATCCAGCATTCGACTCTGTCTGGTACGCAGGTCGCCGGGTGCTTGCACCTGAGTCGTTGACTGTAACCCGCGTTGGGACTGCGTCTCATGGCATGGCGTTCTACGCCGACGGACATTCCGGACTGCGTTGGTGGTTCGGTCATCTCGCCGTATCGCCCACAGTAGGTGAGCAGTTCTATCAGGGCGAGACAATCGGTACAGTTGCCCCACACCCTGAAGCGCCTCACGTTCACACTGGGATCAACGTCGAACGGCTCTGGGGTACTGGGGAGCAGATGTCGCACCACGACAACTACACTCACGGAGCACCGCTGATCGGTGCGCAACTCGACGCAGGGCACCCACTGTAATGGCATACAACCAGTCTCGGATCAAGCAGTTCCGTCGGTGTCAGAAGCAGTACAGCTATCGCTACGACACCGCTGGTCAGCTTGGCCTCGCACCGGAGCTGGAAATGGTGAGGAAGGTCAAGAGCAAGGGACTTGAGAAGGGGTCGTGGATGCACAAACTCATGGAGGCGCATCTACGGGAGGTGGCTGGGGCGAAGACGAAGGGGTGGAAGAAGGTTCACAAGAGGCTGACCAAGCAGTTCAACGCCCTGTTCGAGGAGGAGAAAGAGATGCTGGGTGATCTGCCCGGTGAGTGTGAGCACCTGTTTCTCGGCTACCTTCGTGAGGAAAAGAAGACAGAAGGACGCTACACTGTGGCGACACTCGACAACGGTAAGCCCGCTATCGAGTTCGTAGTTGAGGTGTCGCTCAAGGAGTTCGGCATACAGACCCCCTTCAAGGGGCAGATCGACCTGCTCGTAGAGGATCACGACTGGGGCGGGCTATGGATCAGGGACCACAAGAACGTGAAGAATATCCCCTCTGATGACGAGCGGATGATGTCTCCACAGAACTGTATGTACGTCTGGGCGTTGAGGCAGAAGGGCTATGATATCAGGGGCTTCGTGTATAACTATCTCCGCACGAAACCGCCCACGATCCCATACGTCCTGAAGCGTAGTAGTGCCTACGGTGCGGCGGGTACACTCACCCAGAGGGGCAGCCTCGACACCGACTACTATACGTATATCCAGGCTATCAAGGACGCACACGGCAGTCAATGGAAAGAGTGGGCGAAGCGTGTCTACAAGGGCAAGCTCGTTCAACTCAGGGACCGTCAGTGGATGTGGTATCGTCAAGTGCCCATCCCCGTTGAGGATGAGAAGATCGAACAAGCCCTCGATGAGTTCCTTGCCACAGTCAGGGACATTGAGCGTCGAGACCTCGACAATCCACCGCGGTCGTATTTCTACAGCTGCCGATGGGGTTGTGAGTACCACGAGCTGTGTACTGCTGAGTTCGCGGGTCTCGATATCGAGGACATGATCGACCACGACTTCACCTTCGACGACGAGCGCTACTCAGGATTCCAACCCGACCTACTCAAGGAGTAATGTGGCTAGAAGACAACGTAGTCGTGCACCCCGCTCAGATGCTGACCACGCAGCCCTCGCGGAGCGAGTGGAGAAACGAATCAAGCGGGCAAGTAAGGCGCCGCGTCGTCAGCGTTTTCTCATCTACGGTGAGCCGGGCACGCGCAAGACGAGACTCGCTGCCAGTGCACCTGAGCCGCTCATCATCGACGTAAACGACCAGGGCCAAGACAGTGTCCGCAACGACCTTGACCCGAGGTACTACTGGCTCGACAACTGGAACGACCTGAACGATGTCTACTGGTATCTACAGTCGGGCAATCACGACTTCCAGACAGTGGTCATCGATCACGTCACCAACCTACAGAACATCTGCATGAACTTCGTACTGGGTGACGAGGCGAGTCGTGACGCTAGCCGCGATCCCGATATGCCCACCCGTCAGGCATGGGGCAAGGTAGGACAGCTGATGAAAACCCAGATCATCAACTTCCGTAACCTGCCTATGAATGTGATCTTCTTGGCTCACGTTCGCTCCAATGAGGTAGAGGCAGAGGATGACGAGACGTACATCAAACTCACGCCTGAGGTCAGTCCACAGGTCCAGAAAGTACTGACAGGCTCTGTGGGCACAATCGGCCTCATGACCAAGAAGGAAGTCTGGGTCAGAAACAAGGGGAAAGGCACCAAGCGGCGAGAGGTTAGAACGCGCCTCATGTTCGCCGACAGTGAACGGTACGTTAGCAAAGATCGTAACCACGTGTTCGGTGAGTACATCGATGCCCCGGACATGTCGGAAATGATTGAGAGGATCTACCAAACCAAGGAGGCGTAGTGGCTGGTAAGACAATGCGTATCAACTTCAAGGGAGTCGACAAGGAGATCCGTTCAGGCGGACGGAGTTTCCGGTTTCCGGAGGGCGACTTCCTCTTCAAGGTCATCAAGCACGAGGCCCGCAAGAACGAGAGCTCGGGCGCTCGTGGTATCTCGTGGCAGATGCAGTGTGTCTCGCCCAAGTACAAGGGCAAGACATTGTACCACTACACCTCGCTGAAGCCTGAAGCGCTCTGGAACCTTCGCAACCTCGTCTTTGCCTGCACGGGTAGAAACGTCGCAGGCAAGGTACTCGACTTCGACCCCACCTCCATCTACGGCAAGATCTTCGCTGGTACCACAGAGGATGACAGCTACATCAGGGACGAGGGTGGCGCGAACGAGAAGGAGGTCATCAAGTCCGTGCTAGCGGATATCCGTCCCAAGAGTCAGCTCGAGGGTGCCAGCGACGACGAAGATGAGGATGAGGATGACGACGAAGTCGAAGATGAGGATGATGAGGAGGATGTCGAAGATGAAGAAGAAGACGACGAGCCTCCCGCCAAGCCCAAGAAGAAGAAGGGCACAAAGAAGAAGTCCAAGCGCACCGAAGAACTCGAGGACGTAGACGTAGACGAGATCTAAGGTAGGCCCTAGCGGGGCCAACGTGGGGTCTGATCGCTGCCCCGCATGACGCAACCCCGGCGGTCAGACCCCACCTATTCTCATGCAGCCCGAGGCCAAACTCGTAAAGAAGCTGCAGGACATGTTCCGCAAACGCGGAGCTGCCTGCTTCAAGATCCATGGCGGAGACAACCCGTTTCAGGCCGTGGGTATACCTGACCTCCTTTTGTGCTACAGAGGTCAGTTTATCGGGGCAGAAGTGAAGATGCCTGGAGAACCCCTACGGCCAGCACAGGTCGTAGCGCTCGGCGAAATCTATAAGGGTGGCGGGATAGCTGCCATCATCGAGACGGTCGAGCAGGGCAGGAAGCTTCTGTCGTACTGCGAGGAAAGGACATCCCCTGAAATACCTACTCTGTTTGATCGTGGGTTTATATGTCACACATGGGGCCACGGCCCAAAGAGATCATGATCCATGGCCAGCATGGTGGCATCATCAAGCCATGTGTATCCACAGCCACGAGAGTACTGACTGGCATGCTACCACTACCTACACTGGTGCCCAGTCAAACGACCATGGCGGTATGCAAATCGACGTTGGTACCTGGCAGGCACATGCGCCTCGAGGGTATCCCAACGACCCTGCACTCGCCACGCCCGCTCAGCAGTTACTAGTCGCCTTCAAGATTTGGTTGGCGAATGGTCGTTGCTGGCACTGCAATAGTCAGTGGCCTAACTCATCAGTACTTTGCGGCGTATACTGACTTGATGTGCGACACATGACACACCGTTCCTTCGTCCTAGGGAGTCCCGTATGACGTGCTACTAGTGTTCCCCTGATTCGAGCAACATGTGACAGGAAAGCCCCGGCCGTATCCTATCTGACCGGGGCTTTCCTATGGAAGAATGGGGTCCGCCGCCAGGAGGCCTAACGACGGACCCGCAGGCTACCGGCCTCGCTTCCGGCAGCACCATCGGGGCGCAGCCCCAGTTCTAGTGATACCTTCTCGCTCCCATGTACCCAGACATATCCTTGAGCGGTGTGACCTCTACAGTCGCGCCGGTGTGTGGCGCCTGAATGATCTGACCGTTCCCGATATACATGCCCACATGACCAGGCAGTGTCACGCCACCGCGTACGATGGAGTCACTGCCCTTGAAGAAGACTGCATCACCGGGCTGCAGCTTACCCTGGGGTACTCGCTGGCCCTTTTGAAACTGATCGTAGGTTGTCCGTGGAATACTAACGCCCTGCTTCGCCCAGACGTACTGAAGAAGCCCAGAGCAATCGAAACCCTTAGATGATTCGCCGCCCCACACATAAGGCGTACCCAGATACTCACGACACAGCGCCACGGCACCAGCAGCCTGCTTCGTTACCGGCTGGTCCTGGGGCAGCTTGAAGTTGAAGTTCTGTCGCTGATCCTGTACGCCCTTCACCTCTGCCACAGAGGGGAGCTGTATGTCTGAGCCTAGTGACTTGAGGACGAACGGCGATATGCCACCAATGCCCTTCAGTATGTTGGCAGTACCCCCGAGGTCGGCATTGCGATTGAGGTTCTGCAACATCGCCTGGCCACCAACGAATGGCACCCCACCACCGGGCTGAGGCACATTCTGAGTCTGGGCTTGAGGCGCAAGTGGCGAACCCGTCTCCTGTGGGATATTGGCCGTTGGACTGGGCGAAGTCTTCGTGTTGCTCAAGATACTGTTGACGTAGTTCTGTGTCTCCTGGTAGGGCGGGATTCCCCCGTACTTACGTACCGCTGCGGGGCCGGCATTGTATGCGGCAAGCGCAAGCCGGGGGTCTCCCCCGAATGTGTTGAGCTGCTGCTTGAGATACATCGCAGCGCCTCGAAGATTCTGCACAGGATCGGACGGATTCTGCACGCCCAACCCCGCCGCCGTCTGTGGCATCAACTGACCCAGCCCTACTGCGCCCGCAGGCGAAACAGCATCCGGATTCCAGCCAGACTCCTGGTGAATCAGGGACATGAACAAGGGCACCTGATCCTGAGATAGTCCCGCACCCAACGCCGCACGCTGCGCCATACCCTGCAGCATGCTCGGGGTGTACTGAATCTGTCCGCTAGCGCTAGCCATTGCCAGGTGTTAGAACCGGTGGGCGCATACCCTTCACCGCGTTCTTCCATTGACTTGCGACGTAACCAATGCCCGTGCTTTGCCACAGTGAGTTGACAAGAGACTCGACCTCCTTGTCGTTGGTCAAGTGTGTGCCCAGATGATGAGCCGATGCCACCTGAGCATTGGAGAACCCGTGATGCGCCATCCAGTCCAGTGTACCCGCAAGCTTCGTGAGCGGCGGCAACGCCTTCCACGTCTTCGCCTGGTGCTGTGAGGCGTAGGAGTACTGGAAGAGGTCGCGTTGTTCCACAGCGTCATAGTCGGACTTGAGGCGGCTGAGTGTGTTGCCGTCGAGTGCCGACCCAGTGACCTTCTTGTAGAGCGCCAGCTCAGACGGCAGATTGTTCACCTGCTGCGTGTACTGGAACTTGATCTTGTCCGTTGGTGCGAGCGACTGCTCGAAGTCCTTCTCACCGAGGCCAGCAGTCTGCGTCGGGTTCTTCAACTCCTGGATAGGCGCGCCTGCGAACTTCGCCCCGGTCATCGGCAGACTTTGAGCAAACGTACCACCCTTCTTCTGCAAGCCCGGCAGGGCTGACTCGCCGATACCGAGTGGCTTGTAGCGTGAGATTGCTTGGGTTATGGGGCCCAAGAATCGCTGATTGCCCTGGAAGGGCTGGTTGTACTGATTCGCCCCGGTGATCTCCTGCATGATCGCGCTGGGGACGGGAGCCAACTCACCGGAGAGCGACTGTGTTTGACCGTGAGTGAGGCCTGGCACCTCGCTGATGACATTGCCCAGCGTACCACTAGGCGATAGCCACGAGGTAGGAACGACATACTTGCTGCCCGGGATGGGCAGGCTTTCGGACAGATACTCAGGAGGCATTCCGCCGTGCTGAGCGTAGTATTTGTCGACCGCCTGTGTACCGACGTTGGCGACCTTCAAGCCTGCAGCTGCCTGGATGGGGTGCATCATGGGAAAGCGCGCTGCATAGGTCGATGCCCCTCGTGTCCAACCATACGCTGTCATCAGCTTCTGGAGCGATCCTCGTTCAGCCGGCGTCATCTCGGAGTAGTTGATCGCCTCACGATTGCTCTGCGCCATGATGGTCTGGAACTTCTTGGGGTTCTTCTGATACAGCTTCTCCCAGTCAGAGGCATTGTGGTACCCGGCGGAGTTGAGTTCGTGGATCGCCGACATACGCCTAGCCCACTGGTCGTCAAACTTATGCCAGAAGGTCTGGGCAGATTTGTTCAGGCGAGTCCACTTACCCGTTTCAGGCAACGCACTCGCGCCACCTACGTTACCACCACGAGCAATACCCTTGCCAGTACCACCATCGATAGCACCCTTCACCTCGTCACTCAGGTGTGGCCACTCACTACGTAGCTGATGGGCGTTACGGAAGACAAAGGCGCCAGCCTGTGAGGCGTGAAGCAATCCGTTCTGCGCGGCCCACAGTGCATAAGCTGGTGTGAGGAATCGACCCGAGCGGATGAGCTGAGTGCCTCGATCCATGGCGTTGAAACCCTTGGCAACTGTACCCGTACCAGGCGCGTAGGGCTTCATGGAGTCGATGAGACCCTTAGGCACCAGACGATAGTTGTCGGGATTCGCCTCGAGGTCAGGTGAGTTCCTATTCGGGATCATGTGACTGCCCTGACTCGTAAACTCCTGGGCCAACTGACTCTCGTTACGCGAGAGGAATGGATGATCCTTGAGGTGCTGGGCTGTGATGTACTCCGGTCGAGTCTCAGGCACCTGAGGCGGCTTCTTGATCGCCTCCCAGTCACGCCACGGCTGAAGTGCTGCCTCGTCGGGATGGGCGCCTGACTCGAACAGCTGACGCCACGTGTCGTAGAACGTCGTGCCGCGAGCGAGGTTACCCGCCTGCTCCTCAGGCATACGTGCGGACAATGCACCGGCCTTGATACGTGCCTGATCCTCCATCGACTGACGGACTTTACGGCCGTAGCGATTGACCGCCGCAAACGGGGTGAGTGACGAGCTACCGGCGTACTTCTCAACCACACGAGCAGCTGGCCCAGGGTGCGTCATGTGCCGTTCGAGCAGCGGGTCGAGCACCTTACTCTGAATGAGGCCACCCAAAGAGGACTTGTAGGCAGGCGGCTTGATGTTTAGACCACCACCCGTGTCAGACCCGAACTGCGCTGTGATCGACCTATCCATCGGCTGTGGTCGCATCAGTGTCTTAGCGACCTGTGCACCCTTGCTGATGCCACCAGCCTTCGCTAGCTCACCAGCGCGAGTCAACTCAGCCGCCCGTGTAGCTACACCCGCGCCGGCAGAGGGGATGATCGCTGCATTCTCGATCAGTCCGAGTGGGTCTTGCTGCCACTGTTTGATGGGGTGAGCAGAAGCAGCAAACTGATGGAGGATATTCTTGACGTCTCCGCTGAAGGGATGCATCGAGGGATCGTGGTTCATCGGATGGGCTACGTCGTTGTACCCCTCCTCAGCGAGGTTTCCGGTCAACTTCAACAGGCCAGGGCCTAGACCATGCAACTGCTGTGAGGCTTCCGTCATGATTTGCTGAATCTTACCTCCAGTACCCCCACCTACACCCGCTTGCTCAGCCTGCTGTGGTGTAATCTGACCGCCAGTGAGCTTGTGCATGATCTGATCCTTCTGCTTCAACGAAAGATTCTTCGGAGCTACAGGATCATTCTGGTGCATCAGCGGCAGTACCACAGTGTGGTAGTTAGACTTGATCGCTGGATCACTATCCAACACGGCTTTGACACGGGGTGTCGGCTTGTCAAGGATCGCCCTCGTACCTGGATCTATGTTCTTGAGAAGAGCTGGGTTGTACAGCACCTTGATGGCGTTGTTCTCTGAGTGCGCCTGCGCGAGGTGGAGATGTGTCATGCCCATAGAGGACAGAACACCGCCACCAGCATGAGGCAACGTCAGCGCTGGGAATGTCGGTGCAGCCGGCGGAGGTAGTAGAGTAGACGCTTCGCCCACAGAGGCCGGTGTGATCGGTTCGTGCACCGGCGGCCCTACATGCGCACCTGGCGGCACTAGAGGGATCCCTGGAGACTGGGGAAATCCCGGCATCGCAGACAACCCACCCTTGATACCCTGACCGAGCTTAGGCAGCGGCGGCACTTCTCACCTCGTGGTGGGCGTGGATGTAGTCGATCAACTGCTGACGTGTAGCAGCAACCGGCGAGGGCTTGAATCCGTGCTGGACGGCTACGTCAGTCAGCTTCGGTAGCGTCAACTTCGCCAGGTCCTGAGTGGCTGGCGCAGCAGCAGATTGACCAGGCTTCCAGCTGGGGATGCCGAGCTTCACGCGAATGAGGTTCTGAAGCATCTTCGGGTCACTGTTTGGTAGCGCTTGACGCATGACGCGGTACAAAGCGTTGGGGTCAGACATGGGTGAACCATGGCCACCATGCTGCGTCGCAAACTGAGACGGGGTCATCGTAGTCTTCGTGTAGGTGTACCACTGCTTGGTCTTCGGGTCGTAGAACACGTTCGCCGGCGGCTTCTTGCCAGTGGCGGCGGCTAGCCCCGAGTAATGCATCGCTGCCTGCACGAGTGGGTCGTTGGGGTTCAAGATGTGCTTCTGAGTGACCGAGACTGGCTTATTGCTACTGGTGCCGCCGACGAAGCCATCGATGAAGTGAACCAGGTTGCTTTGTGACTGGTTGTCCGCCCTCTGCTGCGCGATGCTATCGGAGACGGCGTACTGATGCTCCTTCAAGATGTACTCTTCCTTGGAGAGGCCCAGCTTGGCGGCAGCGTTCGCATCCTCGTTCGACATATGCGTGGCCTCGTTGTCGACCTGAGCCGCCGTGATCTTGAGCTTCACTCCCTCTTGGCCCAACTTCGCTGTATCGACACCCTCGTTGAAGGTCTCCACCCTGCTCGCCAGCGCCAGTTTCGCTCCACTCTGGTCGAGGGCGCGCTTGGTGTTCTGCCAGTTATGCTCAGCGTTGGACTTATCGAGGGCCATCTTCTCCTTGTTGAGCTGGAAGTTCTGCTGCGCTGCCAACAGTGCAGGCAACTTGGCATTGACAAGCTTCGACTTAGTGCCCTCGATGGTGGAGATCTGGGTCTTGATGGCATCTATCTTGTTGGTGATATCCGCCGCGGCAGTACGACGCTGCTCCATCTCCATCGCCGGCAACACCTGCCCGCTGAACTGGGTGGCTTGATCGGTGCCAAGCGTACCCAGCTCGAGGCCTGTGAGCCGTCCCACAGCACCTGATTCTGCGGTGGCGGTCGTGAACGGATCGAGGCCTGCAGTGAACGTACCCGTGCTGACCGGCCCTCCTGTTTGCTGCGCGAGACGTTGGGCTTGAGCGGCGGCGTTCTGCTGCATCGTGTTCATCTGCGAGCCCGCCTGCTGGAAGATAGCGTTGGCATCGCTCGACGCCATCTGATTGAACTGTCCCGTGTACGCAGCAGCCTGTTGCGCGTAGGGCAAGAGCTGATTGAACTCAGAGCCCAGCGCACTTTGCTCCTGGCCACCCTGCTTCGTGAGTTGCGTAACCTGACCCTGTAGCGGTGCAACCTGCCCAGCAACCTCAGTGGCAGCCTGAGACTGAGCCTGACCCAGCGCCGTGCTGTAGGGAGTGGCAGCCTTCACCGTTGCCTTCGGTGCCGCCTTGGTCGTTGTTGTCTTACCAGTGGTCTTCGTAGCCGCAGACTTCGCCGCCGCCTGTGCAGCAGCAGCGATGCCGGCACCACCGCCGTTCAGTTCGATTGCCATTAGCCGACCCTCACATTCCTCGCAACTTGACCAGCGTAGGGATTGATCGCAGTCTTAGGCGCAGCCGGCGCGAAGTTTCCAGGCAGGTTCTGAACCGGCTTGTTGACGTTCTGGACGGCCAACTGATGCGTCATGCCCTGATTCTGTAGCGCCTGTAGCGGCGTCACGCCTGACGGGTTACCCTGCTCGTTCAAGGCCGACTGACCCGTGCTGATGTATCCGCCAGTGCTAGTGACGTCTGTGGACCCACCATCTCCGCCGCCCCCACCGCCACCACCGAGCATCTGGGCGTTCATGATGTTCTGTAGGTTACGCTGTGCCGCAGAGCTCAGGTTCTGTTGGTTCTGGACGTTGTAGTTGGTCACCAGATTCTGCGCTTGGTTGTAGAGATCGTTCAACGTCCGTTGAGTGTTGAGCCCAAGCTGAGCGATGTTCTGCTGGTGCGGGTACAGCGCCTGCAGCGTCGCAGTCCCACGATACCCCGAGAACAGTGTGCCCGCGTTCTGCATCTGTCCCACAGTGGATCGTAGTGCGTCTTGCTCGGCCTGCTGCTCCTGAGCCGCCTGAATGTTGGCGTCCTGTACCACAGAGCCTGGAATGACACTGCCAGAGTTCGGATCCATGTAGCCCAGCTGCTGAAGGATCTGTGCGTACTGCTGGCCGATCTGAGCCCTCAGCGCCGAATCGTCTGACAAGTACTGCGAATCGGTATATTGACCCAGCGGAGACGATTGACTCGGCAGTCCGATCTGCATGGGCAGGCCGAATCCCGACGGGACACCGAACTGCTGAATGGGATCGACCTGATAGTTCGGATCATCGGTTGGCGCGGCACTTATCATACCATTCGCCATCGTTCCTCCGCCCGCGGAGAGCTGCGGATTCGGAGCGAGTGCCATAGAACTCATCCATTCACCTCCTTTTTCTTATGGAGCCGCCGATGGGTCGAAGGCGACGAAGTAGAATCCCTGATCGACCCAAGCAGAAGGGGTGGTCAAAAGAACGGTACACACGGTTGGACTGACTGGGCTGGCACCCACAACAGTGGACGACGCCATCGTGGTCACCATCCAGACCGGTTGTGGGTTGATCGCAACGGTGAGTGTAATCGTGTATTGACCAGTGGTCGGATGAGCAACTGTGAATCCCGTCCCCTGGTTGATAGTGCCGTTCTGGTTGACGATCCCGGCGACACGAGCGACTCCCCTCGGCACCCAGGCTGTCCATACTCCAGCTCCGGTGTCGAAGCGTCGGGTGTAGGTGTCCTGCTTCCCGACCACCGTCGACTGGTCACCCATCACGTAGGCCGTCTGCCGCAACTGGTTGCCGTACATATTGAGGACGAACAGGTGCCAGTAGAGGCCCGAGTTAGGGCTGTTTGCAGCCCCAGTGTCGAGCCGATACCATCCGCTGTTCTGGGCCTGGTTCGCATCGTTGCTGGGAGCCTGCGCCTCTTGAGCCTGGAACGGCAGCGGTAGATCGGCCTGGGCGATTGCTGACCAGACGGGAATGCCACCTACGCCCTTGATCCACTGACCGTTGACAACTGGAGTCGGAATGCCGCTCGACGGGCCGGGCCCAACTGGCACCCACTTAGTAGTCGCGGGATCGGGAACAGTACGAGTGCTCATGAGATGCGCTTCGGCTGGAGCGAGAACGAGAGCGAGCTGAACGTGATCGTGGCGTTCGCTGCCGTCGCGACAGCAACCCCAACCACGTCACCAGCAACGCAGCCAGTGAATATCCACGCAGGACAGGGAAGGGTGACCGATGCGTCGGCAGCGATGCCCTGTGCAGTGAACGGGACGTGCGCGTAAAGCGTCGGCGCCGCAGCGTTCTTGAAGAACCCGGCAAGCGCATACGCCGCTACCGTAGCGCTCCCGACCGTCGCAACACCATCGCGCAGCAGGTAGTCGCCTGGCCGCGCAATCGTGTAGTTGTAGCCGGAGCCTGGCGAGTACCAGTTCGGCGCGGAAACCGCGTAGCCCGCGTTGATTAGACCGCTCGCGCCAGCGATTGTCGTGAACGGCGTGCCACCGATGAACTCCCACTTGTACGCAGAAGACGAGCCTGCGTTGTAAGCGAATGTCCAGACAGCACCGCCACCGTCAACTCCCGTCGCGTTCCAGATATCGCCGTTTGCTGGGCTCGCAGGCGGGCCAGCCGAGAACGCACTCGTCGTGATCTTCGGCAACCCAACATCTGATGGGGCGATTGCACTCCAGACCGGGATACCACTCACACCTTTGACCCACTGGCCATTGACCACCGGCGTAGGAACGCCGTAACCCGAAGTACCGAACGGAGTGGGCGTTACACCAACTGTGCCCTCCTTGACACACTGGTAGGTGATCCCATCAGCGCCGATCACATAGTCACCATCGTGGTAGGTGTGAGCGTTGTCGTACGCGCCGATGTAGGTGATTGTCGAACCACTGGGAGCGGTCGGCTGCCATGTAGGCGCTGCGCCGTCAGTGCTGACTGTCAGTACGTCGTTGAGCTTCCCAGTCGTGTCGGGGTAAGTACCAGGACCCATCGGACCAGTCGGGCCAGCTGGACCTGTTGCACCCGTCGCTCCAGCTGGACCCATGATGTTACCAACGATACTCCAAGCGCCGCTAGCCTTCTGGTAAACATCGCCCGTTGTTGTCCTCAGATAGAGGTCGCCGTTGACACCGAGCCCCGAGGCAGGTACTGTCGTACCCTCATACCACATGCTACCTGCTGCGCCAGTAGGACCTGCGGGGCCCGATGGACCAGAAGGACCAGGAGGACCGGTTGGCCCTGTAGGACCAGGTGGCCCTGGCAACCCCGAAGCGTAGTTCTGCGCCAGCCACTGCAGGTTATACCAGACCGGCCACCAATCACTACCCTTCTTGGGAATGATCGGGAAGAAGATTTGCTGCGTTGCCACTACATCTCCAACACTGTCACCGTGTTCTCCTGAACGACAGCCGTAGCGTTGTTGTTGGGGGTGCTCAACGCCAAGTCAAACCAGTACGTAGTGCCTACAGTCAACCCCGCAATCTTAGCGACAAGTCGCCTGGGATTCGGCGCATCTCCGCCTACGATAGTATTACCAGCCACAGTGCCGGTGAGAGCTGAACCATTTCCAGGTGCACCCCCCGAACCATAGCGAAGGTTGCCAGAGGCGGGATTACCGAACCCACCTCCTGTGATGTTTCGGACCCACCAGTCAACGATCACAGTGCCTGAGACTGCGGGTGTAAGCTGAACTACACCACCCATACCCATCATCACCTGAGTAGGGCTGAGGGTACCTCCGGGATCGCCCGGCGAGACACTTATAGCCTGGGGTCGTGCCCAAGCACCCACGCCACCCTTAGTCACATAACGATCCCCAGCCACACCTGCACCCACCCCCGATGTACCCGGCACCCATGCCGTTCCATTCCAAATGGGGACGTTGTTCGTAGCAGCCCCAGACTGACCCAACCTGCTCAGAGTAATGCCAGCAGCTGGTGATATGTTGGCATTGTCGAGGTTGCCGTTGATGACGTTGGCGATGGCGTTGAAGTTTGCTAGAACTTGCGACACGTCCTCAGGCTGACCTCCAACCATGGTCGCGGCGCCGATAACGTTGTATGCTGTCATTAGCCCCTCATTCCAAGTAGGATGGCATCGAAGGTCACTGAGTACAACGACCAAGCACCTTGGGTGACTGGGACGTTCCTGCTACCTACAGGCAGCGTGTTCGCCCCGATGTTGATATCTACGTCAGACACACAGATGGAGATGATCTTGGCGTAGGCGTCGAGGTCGAAGATCTCCTCCTTGATAACTGAGTCGGGGCCCCACACACCAGTATCCCAGTTACCTGAGCCCCAAATCTCTGAGGACGATGTGAAGTCTATCGGGATCGTTTGGTAGACGCCAGTGCCGTAGTCGCGCTTGAGCTGAAGGTTCATCTTACCATTGCCCACCACATGCATCCGGCGGAAGTACTTCTCGAAGATTGGACTGTCGATCAGCATAGGCGCGCCCTCCACAGTGGAGAAGAACGATACGCCGTCGTCCTGCCCTACGCCGTCGAAGCACTTCATGAACTTATTGGTGCTCGGACTGCCGCCGTACAAGGCCTCTGTACTGCCCTGGCGCACTGTGGTAAACGTCGAGACCGGCATGCGATGAAACGTCCACGGCCCCGGTCCGATTGACCCAGAGATCTGATAGATCGGCCCCAACCGCGGATAGTACTCCATGATGAGTGTCGGCAATCCGTTGCCCGCCTCGGGGACTGCCCACCCAGCTTTCGACCCGATGGTATACGCCCAACTCTTCTGGAGCATGTTGAGGTTGAGGACGTTCGGATCGAAGAGCGGGTCGATCTTGTAGGAGATCAGTTTGGCGGCGGAGTCACCCTGCCACCAACAGATACCCAGGCGGCTGAGGAAGTACAACTTGTCCTCCAGATGCACCCAGCCGAAGTGAGACTCACTGCCCTTCTCCCAGTCCGCAGTACGGTTGACGAACTGAGCGGGATCCGTGATGACCTGGATGCGGCGATGCTTGCTGACAATCATGTAGAGCCCATCGCTGGCAAGCGCCGTGATTGAGTCACCATCGCCGTGGAGGATATCAACGAAGTTCGCTGCCGGCCACGTAGTCGGATCACCTGCGCTCGAGGAGTATACGCGGTCGGGGTTGAGCAAGCCCGCAGCCCACATAGTATCCTTCCATACGCGCAGGAAGCAGATGCCGGCGGGCGCGCTTGATATAACTGTATATACCGCTCCATCCCATTGTCCCAGCACCGTGCCCTCAGCGAAGTAACACTTCGAGTTCTCAGTCTCGAACGATGCAGCCTGTGTCGTACTCAAGCCAGAGACGATCACCGTCCACGTGATGGGGTTGGACGTGGCATTGGTGGTGTAGTACATGATGCCCGCGCTCGTATGGACTAACACCTGGGGCGTAGCCGAACCACGATAGAACGTGTAGCACGATATCACGCGCTCCGTGCCAGCCCCAACCGGTCCGTAGGACGTCGTACCCGCGCGCTTGCTCAATCCACCAGCGCTGTCGAAGGTGACGTTCTCGCTACGCCTCAGGTCGTTGGGTGCGAGCTGGGCAAGTGAATCACGGATATTGATACCGCCCTGCCAACCCTGAGTGGCGAGACTCAGTTCTTTGAGCTCAGATACCTGGGGGGACATTGTAGCTCGGGAGGTCGTCGATTATCTTCTCTGCGAAATCCACCGGAACGAGGTCTTCACCCTGAGCCTGCATAATCACCGGATCCTCAACATTCTCCTCCACCTTCTTACGGATGAAGTTCGGGAGGCTAGGCTTGTCGCCTGAATCATCATCAACCCACTCATCGATCCAGTCCTGAACCTGAAGCCGCGTTATCGTCTTCGGATCTACCACCACTGATTGTCCGGAAGCGTTCGCTCCTGGAGCTCCTCCATATCCCAGACGTCGTCCTGCAGCATATCGTTGATTGCTGCATCCACACGTGCCTGTGCCTCAGCGGAAAGTTGGAGCTCGTGCGCGCGGCGATGACATCTCACCAATGCAGCATCGAGAATGATTTCGTCGTAGATCTGAGGCATCACTGTGGTGTCAGAGATGTTCACCATGTCCGGTAGGTATTGGCGGTAGTAAACCTTATACGTAGCAGCAGCCTGATTCGGTGGCAGTGCGAGGATCTGACCGTCAAAGTAGTAGTACCTGGCCACCTGACCCCAGTTCTGCTGCTGAGTCATATCGAGGTAACGCCAGCGAGTCTCGAACCTGATCTGAGTCTCAGCCTCGAGTTTGCGTGGGCCTGGCGCAGACGCAAGATCGACCCCGATGATGGAGTCGATGCCATTTGGCAACCCGCTACCCGTAGCGATGACCGGTGAGCCGCCTGACACAGAGTAAGACTGTGAGGTCTGCTCCCACGACCACGGGAACTGACGAGCGACGTAGCGATAGCCAAGGTTTATCATCTGGTATCGCTCACCCTGTTGGAAGGCATCGAAGCCACGAGCGATCAGCGCGGCATCGTAATCCTGAAGCTCTAGCTGTCCGCTACCGGTCGGCATTCTCAAGCTCCTTCTCCGCCTTGGCGGGAATATACATTGACTTCGACAGCGGCAAGCGAGGCGCCTTACCTTCCTTCTTGAGTGCATGGACGAGGTGTTCGCCCGCCTCACCGATGTACTGGCGGTATTGATCGTCACGAGCGATTTGCTCATCGTCCTGGGCGCGCTCAGCAGCATCGTACGGATCTTCGTGTGTACGCGCTTGACTGTCTGCACGCAACAATCGATCTATGCACCTACCATCGAGCTCCTGGGTCGTGAAGATCAATCGATCCGTGAGGTCATCGCAGTGCTCGACGAAGACGTAGTCACCATTCTGTGGGTTCAGTTCCACAGTGATGCGATCACCGAAGAGGTCTCGGACTTGGCGAACGATGGAGAGGACATCGTCCTCTAGCGTAACCCAACCGTCGCGGTGAGTATACCAGCTTCTGAGTGCCCTTAGCTCCATCGTTCACCTAGTCCTTGATCCGTCTGACGCTTGACGTTATGTCCTACGCTCCTCGGCTACGCACCTACCTTTCCTTCTCCCAGATCCTTGAGGAACTGGATTGACACGCCGGTGTCCCAGCCGAAGCCGTTCTCTGCGTCGTCGCAGTTGACCTGCACGGAGATCGTGTCGCCGACCTCGGCGCTGTCCTGCAGAGCGATACCGACGAACTCCTTGGCCTGTGAACCCGGAGGAGTGCCGCCCATATCGCTGACCACGATGAAATCGTGCTTGCTGATACCCACGTTACCTCCTCCGTCGGGTGGTGTCTCGGTCTCGGGCGGGATGATCGGTTCGTCTGGACCCGAGCTCTCCTCTTCTCCCGAAACCTCGATGGTGCCTGTGTCTTCACCTCGCGAGGACCCCCTGATGGTGAAGTCGGTCGACCCCGTCCAGTCGAGCGGATAGAAGACGTTCGTGTATCCCCTGTTGGGGACAACGCGCAGCTCCTTGCCGTCTGCCTGGACTGAGGCGGTCTTGCCGACCACAAGATCGAGGTCCCATTCGATGACCACGACCTTGCGGACATCTCTGACAACTACTGTCATTGGTGCCTCCTTTGAACGATGCCTACGGAATGTCGTCTGCCAGGTTGTAGATGACGCCCTGAACCTCGCGCCTCATGCAACCCATGTCGCAGTACTTGTAGAGCGTCGCCTTGTAGGCATCGAGATCTGTCGTCTCGACCTTCCTGAGGATCGCCCCATCCCTGTTCATCCAGCGGAAGTCGTTGCCGTTCAGCTGGACCCACAGGAGGTCGGAGGGGCGCAGGAAGAACATGTACTGCTTCGGGCAGTCGTCGTCGAAGACGAGGGGCAGCCCGTTGTAGTCGATGTACTTGAACCCGCCGTGCATGGTGCCGGCGTTGGCGTCGTTCCAGCGCTTCTGCGCCTTGAGCGTGTTGACGTAGCGGCGCCGAACACCACGAGTCGTCAACAGCAACTCGGTCTCCCACCCGCGAGCACCGATCTGGTCGAGCAAGAGTTGCCCGACGTCCTCGTCGAAGGTGGTGTTGTTGCCGTTCGCCTGGTTCGCCTGCCACCACCCGTTGCCGGCCACCGACGAGTCGATGCCGTGCAGCGCGTAGTTCTGCGTCAGATCGGACCGGGTGATCTTGATGAGCCCGTTGAGCTCGAGGCCACCGTTGCCGTTCACCACAGGCACGTGTGTGCCCACAGTGATCGACGACGACTGATCCGCTCCGCCATAGGTCACCACACGAGTGGCGGGAGCGATGGCCGTGATCTGCACGTTCGGCGTGCCGACCACAGCAAGCGTGGCGTAGTTCATGAAGTCGATGAACATGCCCACGCGCAGGTACTGCAGCGAGTCGACGGTGATGGTGTTGGTACCCTTCGCGGTGATGTTCGCCAGAATGCCCGAGGAATCCCCGAACCCCTGGCGGTTCATGTCCTTGCGAAGGTCGTTCACCGCACCGACGGTCTCGCCTTCGAGCAGGCGCAGATACGCCCCGACCGACCGCTCCGTGACTTCCATCGAGAAGCCCGACAGCTGGATGGTCTTGTAGAGCTTCTTGACCTTGTCGATCAGGTCGTTCCAGCTCTGGATGCCAGGCACCGGCAGGACGCCACCCTCGGCGCGTGCCGTACCCGACTCGTTGCGGCCCGTGTGGACAGCGATGACCCACTGGCGACCGGCGAACTCGACGATCTCCGCATCCTTCGAGATGCCGGAGTAGTTCATCGTCTCGCCCATCGTGGCGTTCATCGTGCCCGAGCCAGCCTCTAGCTCCGCCGGCGAGTAGCCGAAGAGCAGGATGGCACGCTGGTTCAACATCTCCCGTACCACCGGTAGATAATAGTTCTGCAGGATCTGGTCAGCACTTGTAGTAGTCTGAGTTGCCACCTCTCACCTCCCCATCAGGTATTTGATGGCATGATTCAAGAGAACAGGGTTGTCCCTGAACATGCCGATGCCAGTATTGCACTGCTTGCACAGCAAGCCCCTGACTACACCTGACTCGTGGTCGTGATCGACGCACAGGGGAGCTTTCTGCTTGCAGACCAAACAACGATACCCCTGATCTGCGGCCATCTGGTCGCGGATCTCCTCAGAGATACCGTACTTCCGCTTGTACTTCAACCTCCTAGCCCGTATACGGTATTTCTCTGCATACACGGGGTCGGACCCCATTCGCTTCCTATGACGAACAACCTGTGGGTGATTACTAGCCATAGTCACTTACCGATTGCCATGACTCGGAATGTGACCGTGTGGAGGTCACCTGCTGCCTCAGCGTTACCAGCGCCCACACCGCTGTAGACCTTGAGCTTGCCGTTGGCCGGCGTTGTCCCTCGGACGTACTCGGGGCGATACGATGTTGCCCCCACCGTGACAGCCTCGATATCACAGAAGTCGACGCCCAGCTTGAAGATACCCGAAAGATCGAGCGTATCTCCACCTGCAGCGTAGGCGGCACTCATCTGTACATCGATGAAAGCTGCACGACGGTCTCCGAGAACCGTCCGTGCGGGTTTCGCCGCCCCAGGCAGAGTAGCACCTTCATCCTGGACGACACAGTTTCCCATTTCTCTAACCTCCCGGTTGCAGATCGGGGAAACGACCCGCCTTGATATCTGCCTCAATCAACTGCCGGGCCTCCTTCATGCTCTTCGGCACGAGAGGGGGCGTACCCGGAAGCCCACTAGAGGGTACCGTTCGGGGCGTTCCCGTTCCTCGATGTTGCACAGCAGCACCCAGATTGACATCCTGGTCCTCCAAGAACATTGCCCTCGCTGCATCCGAAAGATCCTCGAGGGTCTTGAACTGCTGATCAGACCCAGCGGCGCTCTGAATGTAGAGAAGACGTTGCCGGTCAGAAGCCTTGATGCCATCCTGCTCATCCTGCTGTCGCCAGTGGTTTTCGATGTACTGAAGCCGCTGTTGTGAGTTCGCGTCCTCGCGCTCGCGCTTGAGTTCACGAACGTAATCCAGCGCTTCCGAAGCCTCTGCAGGGAGCTTCACGGTGTCGCCCTCCTCGCCGTCCTTAGGTCCCGCACCGTCCGACGCAGATTCGCTCGTGCTCAGGAGAGCCTTCAAGGCGGTCTTCTGCGTCTCGGGCAAGTCGGACTGCTGGTCGATGAGGGATGACAACGTACCGCGTGGGTCCTCCATATAGGCTTGTTCAAAGGAAACCAATCGAACCGCGGAGTCCGGATCGATCCCCATTTGCTGAAGAACCTCGTAAGGCTTCAGCTCCTGGAGACGGCCATTTACCTCCGTAAACCTCGAGTACGGGATCGTTTCAGGCGGCCCACCCTGCTGCTGACCGTCGGTGTTTGACACCCCCGCGGGTGAAGTGGTCGGGGTTGGGGTGGACGTCTGCTCTCCTCCGGTACCCTGTACTGGGCTCCCAGACTGATCGTTCACGGGCACTGTGGCAGACATATCGACTCCATCTTCCGCCATCCGCCTACGAACCTCAGCCGTTAGATCTGCCCCTGAACTCATGATTCTCCTTCTGGTCCTACGCTTTACGCTCTCGACAGCGGATCGGGACCGGCAGAGATTGCGGCGCCCGCGATTTCAGAACTGCGACCGCCCTTCATTTGTGCCATCAGCTCATCGTCCTGGCGGACCATTCGCTTTGCTTGCGCCATCGTCTTCGGCTTCGGCGCTGTAGCCGCTTCGAGCTTGCTGTCGAACGCCATGTCCATCGCTGCCTCCACATCGCTAGCGAGGAACATGCGCCCTGCGCTAGTGTCAATCCCCTTCCCTTCGAGGAACTTCAGAGCGTTGTTGGCGTTGTGGAGATTGCCGCTCACGGGAAGTTGACCACAGTGGATCGGCCACCGACCGGATAGACCTCCTGCACCGTGTCGAGCGGCACGCTGAACGTGGCACCCTGCGACCGCTCGCGGACCGTGATGACCGCATCCGGAGCGGTGTAGTCGTACAGCTCTGTGCCGTTGTCGTCGACCTTCTTGGAGATGGGCGCGCTCATGACAGCGGCGGGCTTGCCCACTGCCCAGTCGGGCACGCTCTCGTACTCGCCCAGGATAACCCAGGACTCAGCGGACAGGAGCACGTGCTCGTCGGGGTTGTCCTCCTCGGGGATATCAGCGATATCGACTTCCCTCGTCTCGCCCCCGGTGGCGTAGTCAGCTGGCTCGACTTCGCCTGAGTCGGTAGTCGCGACCTCAGTGGAGGTGATCTCGTCGTCGTCGCTGGTTGTCTGATCGGCCTGCGCCTCCTCGATGGCAGTGATCTCGTCGGTCTTGTTGCTGTAGTCGGCGGGATCGAGGCCCCTCGCCTCGGCGACCGTATCGAGCTCCGACCGGTTCATGGCCTGCAGCTCTTCGGTTGTGAATGTAACTTCGGTTGACATATACCTCCTCTCGCGTGTTTAGTGGATACCTAACGACCGCCCTGCGTACCACCATGCTGGCGGACCATTCGCGCGTCAAGCTGCGTCATGCCACCGCCAATCACGTCCGGTACTGCGGTCACAGATCTGCTCTCGTTGATGTTGCCAGGTAGCGCCTGCTGTCCTGCAGGTGTCCCACCGACTTCACCTGGGGCGCCCTTAGCGGCTTGCTGCATCTGCATGGCCTGCTGTTGCTGCTGTTGCAGCATCTGCTGATGCAAGGCGATATGCTCGTCGAACAGCCGCACAATGCCCGGGTGAGACACCTGCAGTTTGTCAAAGTCTTCGTCCATCATCCTCGACGTATGGCGGTCGATGTGCAGCTGGTGATTCATCCACGCCTTCACCGGCACAGCAGCCGAAACCATCTTGTCCATCTCAGCCTGATCGTTGCCATCGGGGATCTTGAACATGCCCAGCTGCTGGCCGTACATCATGATATCGTTCTCACGGTCGGCCTGCGCAATGTTCTTGTCGTTGTTATCGGGCTCACCCGCACCCAAATCAAGCTCTTCCTTGATCTCCTTGGGATCGGTGAGGACGCCCAACTGTACGAGCTCGAGGGTATACTGCTGGCGCGCAGCCTTACTCTTAGGCATCGCGCTGCCCTCCTGAGTCACAACGTCAGTGTTGTTCTTCAGGTCAGCACCCTTGAACTTGATGGCATCGAACTTGGTCGTGTCCTTCTTCCAGCGGATGATTCGGTTCACAGTGTAGAACTGACCGAATCGGCTGAGCGTGAGCGAACCGAGGAGTGCTGTAGCCATCTCAGCGTTCTCAATGGTGGGGCCGAGTTTCGTGTCGTCCTCCTCCTGCAGATAGGCGACGGCCACGCCTGAACGCACCCCTGTTGGCACATTACCCCTCGATACTTCAGACTGACCAGATACGTCGAGGATCTGCTCGCGGAGCCCGGCCAGGAGGTTGTCAATCGCGGGCGGTAGGGTAAGCCCCTGAACTGGCTGGGGTGGCGGAATGTTTGGCACATGGACATATCGAACCATGCCTCCTGCAACGTTACGGATCTCTCCCTTGATCTTGTGCTGCGTCGCCAGCAACCACATGGGATTGGACATGAAGTCCTTGCCCTCGATCAGCTGCGACGTGGTCTTATCGACCTCCAGATTCAGACCCCGGATCTGGTTGATGTTGGTGTCAGGCCAGATACTCGTAGTGCTGGGAATGTGTTCGTAGAAGGAGAACGGTATCCGCCCATCCTGGAACGGGAATGCAGGCGAGATGTCGAGCACCACATCTTGAGCCCACCGGAAAAAGACACCGTTCTTGAGGAACGGATTGCCACGGAAGTAGTCGGGCGATAGCCAGTAAGAATGGACATAGCACCCATCCTTGTCGTAGGAGTCATACACAGGATTGACCGCACCAACTCGGTCCATCATCAACTTCTCCATGGTACCCAGGTGAGTCTCCTCAGGATTCAGACGTGTTGCCGGCTTGCCGTACATGCCGATAAGCACATCGATATCCACCACCTCTGTGGTAATGAGGTCATTGATCTCCTGGAAGTCAAGCGCTGCCGGATCAGGGTACAGCTGGAAGGGCGAGTACACCTTGTACTCAATCTCACCCAGCGGATACTCATCCGTCGGCAGCTCCTCGAGGTCACCATCATCCACCATCTGCTGGATCTCTTTGTGACGGGTAGGACTGAACGTCGCTTCATTCGTCTCAGGGTCAATGAGAAACTTGAACGTGCCCGCACTGTCGTCGAGGTGATCCCAACCACAGTAGACGGCCCCGACACCGCAGTTGAACATCCACCACCAGGCAGCACGGCGCAGCTTCTGGAGCTTGAACTTCCACTCAGCATAGTCAAGCGCGCTCTTCGCCACCTTCGTGGCAGCTATGTCCTCAGGCGCATCACTGTTGGCAATCACGTCCATGATCGGACGACTCTTCGAGAGCTTAGACAGCTCAGTACGCGCAACGCTCAAGCTATGGTTCACCACGATACGCGGCTTTTTAGAGCTCATGGCGAGCGTCCAGTTGGGATCGCGATCCTCGAACAGCGCCTTGTTGGGATCGTACTGCGCGTGATGGTCGCCCGAAACCATGGCGATATTGTTCCACCACATCACCTCGTGCGGACGGCGAAGCATAGCGCGATAGTCACGCGCCGTCTTGAGGGCAGCCAATAGATCAGTCTGTGATTTCGCCTCGCCGATTCTCACCTGGCATCCTCTCGCGCGATGAACTCATCGTCAAAGTCCTCAGCCATCAACGCCTCCTCGTTGGCCAAAGCCTTCAGACGATCCGCCACAGCTGTGGAGTGATCGATATAGCGCCCATCACCGATGTAAGTACGCGACGAACCCTCCTCTTCACCCTCGTTCGGGTCGATAAAGCCGCCCTCCTCAGCAATCTCAGCGCTCTGATACGCCTTGAAGACCGAGAAATCCAGAGCCATGAAGCGATCAAGGACCCCGTCATTCTGCTTGATATTGCGGTCATGGGTCCGCTCGAGAGACATTAGTGTCGCTTGATGCGCGTCACCGAACACGCGGCTCACTTCTGCGGCGCTTGAAAGCGCTTTCAAAGCGATCAGACCCAGCACCGTCAGGGATACGATCACAATGATCGCGCCCACTATTAGAGCAGCCCAAAGCATTACGACCGAACCGCCCTCGCCCTTCGCAGCTCAGTGCGCTCACGTGTGCGGCGCATGTCAATCTCACCCTCCAGGTCATGGATCTTGCGCCTCAAACCCTTGATCTGAGCGTCCAAGTCCTTCTTCGTCTGCGGCGAAATCCACCCCAAAATCGCTCCCACCTTGCCGCCACAGTCCTCACAGAAGTACCCAGAATCGCCCCAGTTATAGTCCAGTCCCAGGTCGATAAAGGGGCCAACCTGCCCTGTCCTACCGTCTGGCGTATTGCCACGCCCGCACAGCATACAGGTGTTCGGCGCCATTGTCATTGTCTCCACCAAGTGCATCAGCGACTCGCCTCCTGCATTCGTCGTAGTGATCTATTCGGCCCGGTGTACGGCGCACTCATCATGGCAGCGGCAAGCTCCGCCTCAAAGTGCTCGTCCAGCTCACGAGCCTCGTTCTGAGCTGACCTGTTGACAATGCCCACAGCGTCAGTGAACGACGCGCTCGTCGACTCAGGCAGGCTATCGTCCATCGCCACGAGGATATGCCCGAGATTGTCGATGTTGTGATCGTCCTTCTTACGCGGCTTCTCAGCGCTGTCTTCTTCGGTGAAGTTATTGCGCTGCGGCCGCCAACGATACTGCGGCAGGTAGTCCCGCATCTTATCACAGTCATCGAAGATGTAGAGGCGCGGGCTGCCATGACCCAACAGCTTGTCCGGCTCCTCCTTAGAGTAGATCGGCATAGATTCCTCGCCGAACGGGTGGCGATGACCAAGCTGCGGACGGAGGTACTCGGTAATCCGAGAGATGCGAGCACTCGGATCCCGATCAGCGAACTCCGGATACCATCCGTAGTCGTTCATCAGATCGAGTACAGTCCGACCATCAGTTTGGGTACGTATCATCGCCTCCCGCCCAACGAGTCGGCGCCAGATGTCTTCATCGGCGCCGCCCCAATCATCGAGGTGCTCCTCCTCGAAACACGTAGCAGCCCACCAGGAAACGTCCTGGCCGGTCTCCAACACCTCTCGGTAGTAGTAGGCGTTGCCCGCTGGGTCACGAGCCAACCACGAGAGTGCGCCTTCGTGTCGGATACCAGGATCGTAACACTGCCATCGCTCCCACGTGCTGGGGATCCTAAACGGCTTGATGAGATGTACGCTGGGATTGAAGTCCACGAAAATCTGTCCAACGAACACCTCATGAGACCCCATGACAAAGCGATCATACCAATGCTTGGGCAGGTTCTCAAACTGCTCCAGGTAGTCCTCCGGCAGGTTCGGGTTGTCGAACGGCGTAGCCTCGACACAACTATATCGGCGCTCATAACTGTCCAGCCGATGGGGATTGATGAATCGCTGCCACAGCCAGTTGTGTCCGTTCGGGTTGAATGTAAGCAGTCCCTCACGTGGTGCCTCATGCTGACGAAGACGGCCGTGAAACTTGAGGAAAATGTCCTCCTCTATCTCCTCCGCCTGATCGATCCAGAAGAATCCGAGGTTGTAGTTCTCAATCTTCTTCGGGTCGTCGAGCGGAATGCCATGGATACGGGAACCGTTGATAAGCTCCATGTAGAGGTCGGACTTGTTATAGAGCCGAATACACTCCTTAGGCACCCCATGCCACCCATGCGGTTGCGTGTCGCCGTGCACCCACATCTGCCAAGTGGTAGACTTGAGCTCCGGCCGAGTCTTGCGGGCGATGATACACTCGGTGTTCGGGAACTCCATCAGACGCACGAACGTCTCCACACACCCCGCTGTGGTCTTGCCGTTACCCCACCCACCACAGAAGCCTCTGTACTTAGCGGCCATACCATGAAACTCACCCTGCTTCGGGTTCGGGTCGTAGGCAAGTGATACCTCACGAGTGCTCATTTTTTGCCATTCTCCGGTAGTGAAACGATCACAACTGCAATACCACCGATCAAGCCCATCGCAGCAAGCGCCCTAAGATCCCAGTCCTTCGCTGTGGCGAAAACGATGATCGCCAACACCAACAGCAACACCGCCAGAGCTATCAGGATCGCCTGCCGCCGAACATTGCTCATACCTCACCAGCCGGTGCACCGCCAGGAGCCGCGAGTCAGCGTCTGCGCACCAGCGTTGTTGTTCTTCCAGAAGACACGCACTCTGCCCACAGCTGTAATGTCATACTTGGCGTAGGAGTAGACATGGCCCGCGTTGAAGACGTTCGCTGGCGCCTGCACCGGAACGAGAATCGCCCCGCTGAGCGTGACGTTGTCCTCCTCGAACGGCTGCACGCCCACCGCCAGGTCCCCAATCGCCGCGCCTGTCAGATCGCCCTGCACCACGAGGAAGTCAGAGCCGCTGCACTCCACGTCGTAGGTTGTGGACGCACCCGTAGCAAGAGGTGCTGCCACGACGCGGTCACTGAAGAGCCGTGAGCCCTTAGCGATTATGTCCTGCGAGTAAGCGCCCATGGCCTAGTACTCGCCGCCGCCCATGAAATCCTCGGGCCGAGGCTGATTGTTGGTGGAGCTGCCAGCCGGAGGTGTGGGCCTGGGCTGACTACCGGTGGACGTGCCTGCGGGTGGGGACACGTCGGGACAACCACTGGGGACGCCGGGAGTGCCTGTTGCTGCGCCGCCCTTGCCAGTCGGAGCGTTACCCGGCTGATCCTCGCTGTCGCCCACAGTATCAAGGGTTGTGCTAGACACCGTAACCTCTCTTTCGTGGCTTGCGGAACACGTTCGTTGGACGTGCGATGCTTGTGCTGCGGGGCTTCGCGCCAGCCCAGGGTACTGGAGTGTGCCTCTTGAATCCGCGCCTCTTCTTCATCGCTTCCACTTTCTTGCGTTGATCGCGAAGTTCGCCTTCTTCTTCATGGCTGGGCTGCCGGACTTCTTGAGGCGTCGTAGAGTGGAGGCTGGAATGTTCTTGCCCTTCTTCGTCTTGGTGGCTCGTCTGAGGCTACCCTGCTTGCTGGGCTTGATGTTGATTCTCGCTTTACCTTTGCTCATGGAACACCTCTACGAATAGGTGACTGATGCCTGCGCCGTTGACGAAGACGGTGACTACTGGAATAGAGCTAGCCGCAGGCGGCTGAACTGCCTTGACTCTCCTCATTGCCTCTCTGGCTGCTGCGCGTTCACCCGGTGTGGCACCTTGGTCGATGAGGCGCTGGATCTTGTCGACTTTCCCCACTACCCCTCCTAGGGGAGATGTGCTGCTGCGAAGGCGGCGAGACCGAAGCAGGCCACGCCAGGAGCGTTACCGGAGTTGAAGATCCAGTGCAGGTAGATGAGCGCGGCACAGACGAAGAGCACGATGGCCAGGACGTAGAGGATGATGGAGCGGATGGGTTGTGCGATCATGGTTCCCCCCCTAAGCGCTGCTGTAGTAGTAGGCATGAAGCCGTACATCTTGCGCGCCCGCCCGAAGGTGGACGTACTGCAAGTCACAGTCGAACTCCTCGGGAAACTCGGGGATCAGCGGCATGCCCACAGAGGATGTCGGACGTTCACCATCAGCGCTGATGATGTACCTCACCGGCCCACCTTCCGCGAGCAGGTAGACGCGATGGGCAGCCTCAGGAGGATCGAGTGTTACGCCCTCCTTGAGGTCATCCCAGTCGTAGATCTGATAGTGGACAGCTCTGCCCGTCGGCATTACTTTCTCCTCTTCCTCTTGGGAAGCGCTCCCTTGTTGTCGAAGTGATGGCGTCTCGCCCACGCGGCACCCTTGACTGCGAATGCCCATCGGCGCTGAGCTTGGCTCTTAGCTGGCATAGTCTCCACTCACGTGGTCTTCATACCGCGGAATCTAGTACAGCCTTCTCGCTGCGCTCATAAAAAATCGTCAACGCCATCGATTCCTCCTTCACACGTCGGCAGGGGCGTTGTTGTCACGCACGACAACGTTGTCATCAACGGCAACACATTCGAATGCGAACGAACGAATGTTTACAAACTCCGAACAAAACATATGCGCATATGCGCTACTCTGTGTATGTGATCGAATGATCGATCGCATATGCGAAAGGACACACACATGGCCGCTTCCAAGAAAACGTATGCGCCGAAGGAACTCGCTGCCGAAATCGGCATCGATCCCAAGGTTCTCCGCAACTACCTGCGCAAAAATCATACGCGCATGGCCGAGGCGAAGAACACATCTTGGATCATTCCCGAGTCGGTCGCTGTCGCCGCTCGCAAGGCGTTCGCCAAGAACGTTGCGACCGAGGCGAAGAAGTAGCGAATGCGAACGGGGATCGGTCGGAAACGGCCGATCCCCATTCGTCGCGCGAACGAACGTTCGTGGAGCGGAGTGGAGTCTGGGCGCGGCCACTTGGAGTTCGCTATCGGGTTCTATGTGGCCTTTGAGCTGGGCGTAGCTCTCCGAGCTAAATGGATCTGCGACTGGGCGTAGCTCATTCATGCTCTGGCCTCGGAATGTTGTTCAGGACCACAGAGACTTGAGTCACGGATTGCTCCGTTGAGGTATGGCGCCCTGTAATCTCGAGGGCGAAACGTGCTGCGTCTACTCGACCTCGTACCGCGCTACGTTTCAGGCCATTTAGAATGTCCGGCGATGCCAAATCCAACCTAGTCACCGCGGCCTCATAGATCAGATCGCGGAACTGCTTGTCGTTGTGCATCCATCTCCGAAGCTTATGCTTGGCGCTTCGTGGATTGGCTGTTGGGGAAAGATGCTTGGCCATCGCGATTCCGACCTGTTCTGAGTTGAAACCCGCGGCCAAGAGCTCTGCACAGCGCAAACGGACCTGTTCGAGCGTCAATGTGGACTCTAAGGCTCCGTTTCCGTCTCTAAAAACAACGGTGGGAAGTTTTTTGGCCCGAGCCACTGATCTTGAAGCCATGTAGATCAGTATACACTCTCCTAAAGGACTTGTCAAATGAGAATACGTGGTTAGGAAACGGTAGCTCCTTTGAAATCCCGAGAGCCTACCAGATCTCTTCCATTCTCTCGGGGGCTTGCAGGATCGAGGTCAGTTCGTCGTTGGCGCGTTCGTGCATCTCATCGAGCTGCGAGCTCAGAAAGCCGTGGGCACGTTGTGCGCCAGCCACGAAATACGCACAGGCGAGCATCATTTCAGCCTCGTCTTCCTGCATCCATGGGTTATGGATTTCGCAGTCGGGATCCGTACAGTCGGACTTCGCGTGATCGAACAGTTCTCGGCAACGGTCGAGCTTGGATTGGTATTCAGCTTCGGTCATGATTTCCTCCATCGGTTGATTGCGTACACGAGGGCTGTAAGGAAGTGAAACGTGAGACATGCCAATACGATCCACAGTGCCATGTTCATGATCGAGGCCTGCGTTTGTTGGTTTGACGAGTTCCACAACAGGAACAACCACACACATACAGCAATGGCAATGTATCGGCGCATCGTCAGTCGGGGTCGGCGTCGGTTACGATGGCAAAACGCACATCGCCATCACACGCAAGGCGCGGGTATTTTGAATCGGCCTCGTCGGCGACGAAGTCGTTGAGGAAGAGCTTGACCTCATCGAGAGATCCCGTGAAGTCGTTGCACCACATGGAATCGTACAGTCGCGCCCAGTTCTCCGTTGCGGCTGTGAGATAGTCCCCGCAATCGTCGAGCATATGCTCGTGGGTTTCCTGGTGCAGGAGTTGCATCATGAGGCAACGACGAACAGCCCGGAGAACCTCGAGGCCCTGCTCGGGAGTAATATTGTCGATGTCGGCCTTGAGGATCACAGGCGGAGCGGGGAGTTTGTCATCAAGCGACCCCGTAACGCGATCAATCATGGAGCCCAACGGAGTGTCACGGTCAGCGCCCCATGACGACGCGATTGCCGTGTCGTCAGTCGGCATCGGAGTGTTGAGCGGGGGCAGATCTTCGTTCATCGTGTTCCGCTCGGTGTCATCGGAATGCATAGGAAGAACTCCTTTCGGTTGACGTGGTGTTACGTTCATCACATACATCGTATCATCCACGCAACCCAGGGTTCTGCTTAGGCCAAGAGGATTGTACGAGGTATATAAACATTTCTCCCCCCCCCTTCAGATCAGCTTTGAGATGACAGAGTCGTCGAGCAAGCCCAAGCCCTTGGCGTAGACCTTGAGCTCCTTGCACATGGCGATCAGGTCGCCCTTCAAGTTGCGCTTGGAGAACTGATGTTGCGGAAGATTGACGTACACGGGAGTGCCGTCCTTGAGTTCTCCGTAGCAATACGACAGGTCCCACATCGGGAATCCTGGGTCGGACACGAGGCGCAAGCGCGTGATGCGAGCGAGGCGTGTGTCATCCAACCACACAGGGTTGTCGTAGTCAATGGCATCGCGCGTAGCGCGGATGTCATCGTTGATGGGGTTCGACTCGAGGACCCCGTATTCGTCGCGGTTCATGCTCATGTTAGCCCCTTTCCCAGATCATCGCGGTTTCGAGGCATGAAGCGAGAGTGTAAGCCCCTTCAGAGTTGTAGTAAGTCTCGACCGCAGCCAAGAGGATCCTTGCGCATTCTTCCTCATTGGTTGGGGTTTCATCTACCAACCATTGCAGAGATTCACCGAGGTGAGCCCTCTCCGTACCTCGTTCGAGCACCAGTTGGTCGATATTGAGTTCATAGGGGATGGGCATGGTGATGAGTTGAGCGAACATAGTAGAGCTCCTTTCAGTTCGTGGTGTTCATCGTTCATGCTTACATGATATCACGTCCCGCGTCCGCGCACAACTACATAGGCCATAAGGTAAGTAAAAGGTGTATCAACAAGGTCCCTCATACGGCCTCGTTCGCCTACGCGCGTACACAATGTTATCGCATGGTCTCTACAGCCACTTACGGTGTCCAGTATACTGGGCATAGTTGCCGGCCTTTAGGATAGTAAATAGTTTGTGACCGGTCCCGGAGACGGTGCATGAGGTACGTGGATTTGATATCATGTGGGTAATGCATCAATCACCAACGAGGGATGAAAGGAGAGTCATGGCAACAGTCGACAGTCGAGAAATCGTTGACGCTATCATCAAGGGCAACGGGTTCTACCCGGGCGACGATGATCGGGTCGTGCGGATCGTGCAGTACAACAACATGTTCAACGGAGGTATCGCCTACGGTCTGATCTATCAGGGCGAGGATCTCAATCGGTACTTCGTGCCACAGTGCCGTAACGCGAAGTCAATCTGGGACTTCGATCAGCACCAGGGCAACGAGGGCAACGTCAGAGTCTGAAAGGAGAGTCATGTACCTGAGCAAGGAACAACTCAAGACCATCGCCAAGATGGTACGTGATGGTCGTTACATCGGCGTCAACATCACGTCAGGTAAGATCCCAGGTGAGAAGGCTGATGGTTCAATCCGTCTCAGACTCGCAACCGAGACACACCTATACAACGATCTCTACATCTTCCCTGATGGTGGGATGATCAGAAGGATCTAATGCGTAACCGACTTACCCCATTCCGATACCGCGTTGTATTCCCAAGCGGTAAGCATCAAGGCAGTGCTATTCATGTATTCTATGCGCCCAACAAGGCTACTGCGGATCGTTACGCAAAGGCTTGGGCGAGGCGTAGGCATGCAACCAAAATCACAAGGATCCGAAAGGAGAGTCATGGCAAGTAAGAAGGTAACCGAGGCTGTGAAGCCCAAGACGGTGTACGACTTCATCCACATGCTGCTCGTCGAGGGCATCCCGTTCGCCACGTATTACCCATCGAAGTCTGCTGGGCCAGCGCTGCTCATCGAGACGAAGGACGCACGGGGCAAGGCAGTCGCATCGCTCGAATCCGGTGAGTATCACCTCACCTATGCATTCACGCCCGAGGGATTGCGCATCATCTTCCTCAACCCAAATCAGGTCGACTGATGGCACACAAAGTCTCATACACATACGCCCGCGGTCGCGTACGGGTAACATGCTCATGCGGCGAAGCGCAGACTAAGTGGATGCCACCTGACACGCCCAGACGGGATCTACACGAAGCCCTCAAGCGCGCACACCCACAGTCGGTGAAGGAATGAGCGAGGGTGCTGCCAAGGTCTTGTTGGAGCTCCTCGCGATGTACTTCACGCACTACGACGAGGACAGCAACATGAGCTGCGTCGACCTCGCCGAAAACTTGTACTCGAGTCTCACCGAACACACGAGGTGGACTGAATACAACTACGCCATTGTAACGGGAGCGAGGCATCAATCACCATGACCGAGACACCGTACGATTGGGCTGAGCCGCCAGATGACAGTCACTGGCTGCATGAGATGATCGAGGAGATTGACGAAGAGATCCGTGAACACGACGGTAAGTTCTACGCCGGTGTCCATGCAGTATTCGAGGATCTCGAGGGTGCAATCCGATGGTCACACGCAGCCGAGGACCTTGTCAACAAGATGAACGGTGAGTTCCAAGACTCAGAGATTGAGCCGCAGTGACGTTCGCTGAGATCATTACACCCCAAGATCAGATTGAGGTTGCCAGCGGACTCCGAGAGATCTCGATGAAGCTGCGTACGGCGCAAATCGTCATCAGTTATCTCCAAAGAATCCTCATCACGCGCATCGAGGGTCTGGAGTTGGCAGTTGACAAACGCGACCCAGGCATGTAAAGTATGTGTGTCAGTTTCCTCGCTGCTGACACGCTTTGTCCCACGAGCGAGGTCCATGTAATGCTAAGGAGGCAATACTGATGGCAGCAAAGAAGAAGGCAAAGGTCGAGGTCGAGGAAGTCGAGACCGAGGGGGAGGTCGAAGAGCTCGACGACGAAGAGGAGCTCGATCTGGACGACCTCGCCGATGAGGATGACGAAGACGAGGACGAAGACACTGAGGAAGAGGACGAAGACGAGGATGACGAAGACGAGGACGAAGACGACGAGGCGCCCAAGAAGAAGGTCGCCAAGAAGTCCAAGACCAAGAAGTCAAAGTCCTCGAAGACGACCGTCGGTGTCAACGAACTCGCCGCAGCGCTGTCGACCAAGGAGAAGACCGTCAACGGTCGCGAGCTCCGGGTGCTGCTCCGTCAGAAGGGGATCGACAAGATCGCCAAGAACGAGAACAACCGCTACGAGTGGGAGTCCATCGACGCAGCCCTCACCTCGATGGAGTTCGATGACCTCGACGAGGCACGCGATGCCCTGCTCGAGTCCCGCGACAAGCGGCTCGAGGAACTGAAGGAGCGCGTCGGGAAGAAGGCCGACACGCCGAAGAAGAAGAAGTCGCCGGCTGCTGAGGCCGCCGAGCCGGCACCGAAGAAGAAGAAGACCCGGAAGTAGCACTCGTCTACATTTCGGCCGAGGTGTAGCGATGGCGGGTACGCTCTTACAGGTGCCCGCCATTTCTATGCGCCCCATGTCCCCATACACCACTGGCGTCCAAGGTTTCGTCATCCCGAGCATGTGTGCATGTATGCGCACACACGTACCGATGCGATCTGGTCGCCTACAGACGCCCGTATCACGCACCGCATCACGCATCGATACGCGCAAGAACGTACGCAGGAGGCAAGCCCGTGAAAAGGCACAAGTTCGATAGGTACTTTCGCAAGCACGGACACTATCCACAGATGAGGTTCGACAACGGCGTTCAGCACCTCACCGTCGAGTTCGCACCGGGATACGTCCGCCTCAAGACCTCGTACCCCTATAGCGGGGAGATCTATATCACTCGGTCGACGTTTCTTCAGGTTCTTCGACGATCAGTTCCGATGGCGAATCTGTGGCGTCGTCATCCATCGTCTGACTTCGATGTGCCTCAGCAAGTGCTCGAAGCTTATCAACAGGAAGTTGCATTTGCCCAGGAACTTCGTCAGGAGAAGAAGAACCGTCAGATAGAGATGCCTGATCCGGCGAAGGCGCGTCGTCAGCGTCAGCGTTACCTACGAGCGAAGGAACGGGCACGAAAGTAGGACGCCGTGCGCGACTCAGGGCGTCATACACCTCGTATGCGTTAGTCAACCCCTGATCGACGAGCAACGTCTCAAGGACGCTAACGACAGCCGCCGATACGTCTGACCTCAGTAGCGGATTCCCCTCGATCGCTCTGACCACAGTGATGCACTCAAGTGCCATTGCCATTCGCCCTGCCTCGAACTCGGCAGATCTCTCAAGGCCCAAGTGCCTTACCACGTCTTCGGTTGGACGCATGATGAACTCTTCGCTCATCGCTTTACCTCACTCTCTTTTTGGCTCGACGTCTTCGGCACGCACGACATTCCCGTTTCCCACTCGGCGAGAAGTACGTATTCCGTTTGGTAAACTTGTGCCCATACTTGCAACGTTCCCGCAACACCTTCTCATCAGCAGCGTGCTTCGAGGCGTTTCGGCGTTGCTCGATTTGAGCATCACTCAAGGGCGTCGTCAAAGTTCACTCCCTAAGAGAAACATCTCCGTCGCGCGCGCACACACACACACACCTGCACTACTTCGTAGTGCGGTGTAGTGTGTAGTGCTGTGCGAAAGCATTAGGATATCTAGGGTTAGACCAGCGTTTTTTTTCGTCACTCGACGTGCCCATTACTCTGTGGTACCACCCGATGAGAGAGGCCACGGCCTCGACGCCCTTCGATTACCTCTAGTACTGACGAATCCCGACACCGACCGAGAGCGACAAAGCGAGTGATGCCCAACTCCTCGGCAAGTTGATTGACCGTCATCCCCTCTCGCTCCGTCACAAGATCCTCAATAGTTCTTTGAAGATCCCAACGACCGATTTCAACCTTCATCTCAAGGTCTCCCGGTTGCCCGAGCTTGATGCCCACTTCCAATGCACTCTGTGGTTCCATTGAGCGAAACTCTCGTTCTACCCGGGTGTAGTACATGCCCTTCTTGCCGTTCGACTTTCGGTCCTCCATGCGTTCCGTGTAGAGTGCTGAATCGAGGAAACCGTGGAGTGTAGCGTTACCCATGAGACGCTGCCCACCGCGGCTCGGAGAGTCTTGCCGCTGCTTCTTATAGTGGTGAACAACGATCACCGCACAGTCGAACTCATTCCTCAGCGCCAGTAGCCATTGTAGGTGAGGTGCTAGCGCGTGAGCTTCGTTGAAGTTGACCCCGGCGTAGATGAGATACAACGGGTCGAGGATTACCAGGCGAGGCTTGACCATCTCACACTCACGCCAGAGCGCTTCGCGATGATCCTCGTACGTCAGATCCAGACCATGATTGTTCAGCAACCGTAGCGGTATGTCGCTCGGGAACTCGAGCGTGATCGTCTCTCGACCCAGGCTACCACGCGAGGCGCGGTGGAACTTGACTTCACCGTCAGGTATCAGTCCCGAGAGCCAGGCCAGCTTGCGCATCCGATCCTGCACCATCCATGGAGCGTTCTCTTCCTGCACGAGCAGTACGGGTCCTGGTGTCCGCACGCGATAGTCAGGCACGCCGAGGAAACTTGCCCCAGACGCAACAGCCACTGCCAGTCCCAGAGCAAGCGTGGTCTTGTTCGTCTTCGGCTCACCGCCTAGGATGCCATGACTACCAGCGGTCCAGAGGTTCTCTATGAGCCATCTGGGTTCTTCCATAGCCATAGCCATGAATGAATCGTACCGCACCCACGGCAGTACCAGAACGTCTTCGGCGGAGGCAAGTTCGCGGTCATCATCGCCATCGCCGTATCGATCACCGTCTCCAGCATCAGCTCCATCGCCAGATCTATCGACCACTCGCTCGCCTGAGCCGTCAAGAGAAGACGGCGACGACGTTCGTCCCTTGTCATCTTTCTCCTTTCGCTTCAGCACCTTCATTCTCGACACATGGCTCAGAGCCTTACGGATCTCGTATCTCAGTCGACGTTCACCTGTACCGACACCCGACCACTTGTTCCAGGCGGACTCGCTAACCACAGCATAGATTGCGTCTTCACCCCATCCAGCTTCTGCAAGCAGGCACTCAATCTGCCATAGTTTTGAGGATCGCTCACCTTCGACCACAGCGTCGGATGGAACACGAAGGAGACTTCTAGCCAGGGCGGGCATGGCCCGGGGTATTGCATTCGATACGCCATGTCCTGTGGCACTAGGTCCGACAGGTAGACTGCCGCGAACCACGTCCCAGACATAGGCGGCACTGTACGAAAGCTCGGGCTGATACCAGAGCATTTTGACCTCGGGCGAGGTGGGATACTTATAGTTCCTAGTCCCGGGCAGGCGAAGGACTTGGGTGCGGTCCCATCCTCCGTGATCCGCGCCAGCATGATAGGATAGTGCCTGATTGAGCTTGTCGAATGAGTCGATAGATACTCTCTTGTTGAGTCGCCACAGACTTTGAAACCGCCCCGGGCTAGACTCCCATGCCAGTGTAGGGAGAAGTCCCGATGTAGCGAGTGACTGAGGAGCGATTTCGTCCAGGTCAGCCCATAGCCACTGTGGCGGTTGAAGATCGTCAAAGTTCCTCCCGCGTTGGTTGAAGATGCCCACTGAGAAGTAGAGCGACTCTCGGTCGCGCAGACATGCATCGATTCTGCCTGAGATATCTGTGCCAGCTTCGCCGGTCCACTTGTGATGCCAGGGCACCCAATACTTGCCGACCTTAGCGGGCAGATCTACCCAACCCTTAGTACTGCCCCAGACAAGATCCAAAAAATCTTCGCTCATAAAGTCATCGAGGTTTTCCAAGAACTGCCTCCTTACGAGTTCGTGGGATATTTCATTATAACATTTTCGCGGGGCCACTCTACGGCACGGATTTATAGCCCGAGACTCTTCGGCGTGAGGGATTATGTGGATATGATATGATGTAATCGTGACGTACAAAAACCAGGAGAGGTGAACGACTACTATCCTGCGATTGTGCGTGACCCCGCAGGGCGGGAGATGTGGTGTGCAGGGAGATCCTGCGCCGGTGTAGTGGGGTGCTTATTCCTTTCGACCCCCGTGGTTCACTCATGAATCAGATCCATGCCCTGCGGACTGTTCTTTGACAACTAAGCCACGAAGTCCATCCTAACAAAGGAGACTTAGACAGGTGGAGAATCCTGAGCAAGCGCTGCACGAGGCGGTTCATGACTTGAACCTTGCGGGCATCGACCTACTCGTCTCTGTGGGCATGATCGCGGCGGTGATGGACAGATTCCCGGAAGAGGTGATGCACAACTTCCGAGAGAAAGTCCAAGCAATGACAGTGACTGTGCGTGAGATGACTGAGGAGACGCAGTGGTTCGGTCAAGCATACGACGAGGGGATAGACAATGACTAACCGTAGAAAGAAAGCTCGTGTTGCCGAGGTCCGTGAGACCACGAGACGTATCACATCTGCTAGCGACCTCTATGGCGGGGGCGTGACTGGTCGTCTGCTTGCTGCTGATATACTCAGCAATCCTAAGCTGGGGCAAAAGGTCGAGGCGAAGCTTCAGGCTCGGCATCAGAAACTGCAGGGGCGTATAGGCGAGGATGGCTACTATAGACAGGGTAAGCACTCGTGGAAGGTGCCGCTAGGTGTAAGGCTCTGCGTCAAGCGGCCCATGATGTACGCCCAGGTGGTGAATCAGTATCCGTGGTACGTTACATGGATGTCTCCTTCTGGCAAGAGGAAGCGTAAGCGTCATGCCACAGCTCTGGGCGGCATTGCGTTCATCGCTACCAAGGCCCAGTACGTGGACAAACACGCGGCGCTGATCAGTCGGCAGGTGGGTTACGATATACCTACTGAGCTGGTCGGTAAACTGCCGCGCCCGTGGAAGTGGTGTCCGTACTGTATGACTGCTCGGCGCTTTCGGCGTAGGAGTGATGGGCGAACGTTCCACGCTGAGCGTAAGGAGTGGTCTGAGGAGAAGCAGAAGTACGTGTGGAAGGAGCGTCTGTTGCAGATACTTGAGTGTAAGTACTGCCACATGACGAACCAGGACCAACGTTGGAGGAGAAGCAATCAGCCATGGGAGGTCCGTCATATCAAGCGAGGCGTCCGCAGGGTAAGCCCAAGAAGAAGACGCAGACGGAGGTAGAAGTAGGGGGAAAGTGCCCACAGTGTGGTGAGGGGGTGATCGTCCAGGTGGACGAGTACTTTCTTGCGTGCGATAGCTGTGGGTTCGATGTACCATTGACTAAGGAGAAGTAGCATGAGTACTACTAGCATTAGGGGTAGCGGCAAGCCGGCGACTGTTGTCGGCACTAAGTATATTAGCCGCACGGGCAAGCATGTTAGTCAACCCAAGCCGTGTCCCACTTGTTACAATCCCATGCTGTGGTTCGATGACCACTGGGAGTGTGAGAAGCACGGTGTCCCTACCAGGCCATAGGAGGCAGTCATGACAACCCTCGAACTCAAGGCTAGGAAGTTCAGCATCCTCATCGACGACTACGAGGAGGCTGTGCAGTTCCGTAACGGACTCATCCTCGCGCGCCAGAACAACTCATCTGCCTACTTCCCGCAGCTGATCGACGCGGTGAACACGATCCTCGAGCCGTACGAGACGGCGATGATCGAGCAGCAGAAGGCCGGCATTGGCCCGGACGCTAAGGTCGTAGTAACCTAACCCAGGGAAGGGGATCATGTATGTCCGAGGATACTGACCTCAGGGATAGCGCGGTCGAGCATCTCCACAAGACCACTGTTAGTTACCCACAGTGGAAGAAGAACGTCGCCGCTGGCAAGTACAAGCCTCCGGACGGCAGCACGACCGAGTGGGGCATGGCGTTTCATGACCTCGAGCAGATCGGTATGATGCCCGTACCTCCACCCTCAACGAAGCTGGGTGCTGGCATCGGCACCGGCAGGCCTGGTAATAGCTACGGCACGTCGTCCCAATCCGACCTGGCTCACTTCGACATGCTGATGACTGACCTCAATGCCGTCAGCGCTCCGCGTGACCTGCCCCAGACATTCCATTACTTCTACCGTTCGCTGTGCACCAGCGCTGGCTACGACTCAAGCATCCCTCGTCAGGTCGTGCAGAACAATGGCTGGTATCTCAAGGACAGTGCGGGTAACCCGGTGAACAACGCTGGCTATGGCGGCTGGGCACTGGACCTCTCTAACAAGGACATGAGCAATGCGTGGGCCCAGAACGCTATCAAGTGGGCGCAGGAGAACGGTTACCAGGGCATCTTCGGCGATGATTATGACCTGGCGATGCGGTCGTTCGTCAGCACCACGCCCGATGGGTGGAGCCAAGACTATTGGCTGGCGATGCTGAGGCAGCATACTGGCATCATTGCCCAGGCGTTGAAGGCTGCCGGCATTGCGTTCGCTGTGAACTGTGCTAGCTGGGGCATCGGGCACCCCGCTGATCAGGACGGCTCGGCGGATCGCGCTGAGTACAAGATCCTCGCTG